ACACAAACAGCTTTTTATATGGTCGTTCTTGGAGAGTTGCCTCAGCTATGGGATACAAAAAGATGATTACTTACACTTTGACTGAGGAAAGAGCAAGCGCGTGTAAAGCAATCGGAATGAAAATTGTAAGTCAAACAAAAGACTCAACTAATGCATGGAAACAAAAAGAGAAACGAGATGGTATTAAAAGAGAGTCACAAGAGATATATAAAAAACTTAAATATAGATGGGAAATAATCTAAATGGAAACAAACGAGATACTCGACGCTAGAGAAGGACAATATGGTAAGTACCAAAACGTGAGTCAGATTAGTCAGGACATCAAGAAGATTATGCAGAAGTCTCCGAACTATCGGATGATGCCTGCGTTCATGCGAGAAAGTCTCGATATGATTGCTAACAAGATGGCTAGGATACTGAACGGGAATTACTACTATGATGATTCATGGCGTGACATCTCAGGCTATGCTACATTAGCAGTAATAGAGATAGAGGATATGGAAAAGCATGACACCCCTGACACTCCATGAGCTAAAAGAAAAACTAATGCAGTTCAATGAGCTAGACCTTATTGAGCTATTAGATTTAACGTCTGAAGATATTTTAGACAGGTTTGAAGATGTAGTTGAAGATAGATACGAAATATTAAGGAAGGAAATTTAATAATGGATTTTTACCAGCAATATATTGCAAAGTCTAGGTATTCAAGATACTTAGACAGCGATAATAGAAGAGAGAATTGGTTTGAAACAGTAGATCGCTACATGGATTTTATGGGCGAACATTTACAATCTAAACATAGCTATAAAATACCAGTTGAGGTTGATTCAGAGCTTCGTGAGGCGATTAAAAATCTTGAGGTAGTCCCCTCCATGCGCTCAATTATGACTGCTGGTAAAGCTCTTGAGAGAGACAACACAGCAGGATACAATTGCAGTTATTTGCCTGTGGATGACCCTAAAGCATTTGACGAGGCAATGTACATTTTATTGTGCGGTACAGGTGTAGGCTTTAGCGTTGAACAGAAATACGTTAACAAATTGCCTGAAGTACCGGAGAAGTTATTTAAATCCGAGACTACTGTTGTGGTAGCTGACAGTAAAGAAGGATGGGCTAAGTCGCTACGACAAGTCATCGCATTGCTTTATTCCGGTGAAATACCTAAGTGGGATCTGAGAAAGATTAGACCAGCAGGAACACGACTCAAGACATTTGGTGGTAGAGCTAGTGGACCAGCACCGCTTAACGAACTGTTTGAATTTGTAATCCGCAAGTTCCAAGGTGCTGAAGGACGTAAACTGAATACCTTAGAGTGCCACGACATCATGTGTAAGGTAGCTGAAGTCGTAGTGGTAGGCGGTGTAAGACGTTCAGCGATGATCTCTCTATCTGATCTTGAAGACGATAAGATGAGACACGCTAAGACTGGACAATGGTGGACTGATAATCCACAACGTGCATTGGCTAATAACTCTGCTGTGTACACTGAGAAGCCTGACGTTGGACAGTTCATGAACGAGTGGTCAAGTCTGTATCACAGTCACAGTGGTGAACGAGGTATCTTCAATAGAGAAGCTGCAATCAAACAGGCTGCTAAGAATGGACGTAGAGACGCTGAACAGGACTTTGGAACTAATCCATGTAGTGAGATTATCCTTAGACCGTATCAGTTCTGTAACCTATCGGAAGTTGTTGTGCGTCAAGATGACAGTATCTATGACTTAGAGCGTAAGGCTAGACTGGCTACAATACTTGGTGTTTACCAGTCAACTATGACTCACTTCCCGTATCTCAGAAAGATATGGCAACGTAATACTGAAGAAGAAAGATTACTAGGCGTATCTCTTACGGGTATCCTGGACAACAAGATGTTGGGAGACAACAATGAGCAACTCAAGACTCTTCTCGAAAGACTCAAGATGGTATCAGTTGATGAGTGCATACAGCTTTCCTATGACCTCAATATTCCTTGTCCTGCTGCCGTCACTTGTGTTAAGCCTAGTGGCACTGTTAGTCAGTTGGTTGATAGTGCTAGTGGTATTCATCCTCGACATTCTAAGTATTACATCAGAAGAGTTAGGGGTGACAAGAAAGATCCGCTTACTACGTTCATGGTTGAACAGGGTATTCCTTCAGAAGATTGTGTAATGCGTCCTGAGTCTACCACTGTGTTTAGTTTTCCTAAAAGATCGCCTAGTGCTGCAACGCTACGGGATGACTTGACTGCTATTGAGCATTTAGACTTATGGATGACGTATCAGAAGCATTGGTGCGAACACAAACCATCAGTCACTATCTCTGTTAAAGAGGACGAGTGGGTTGAAGTAGGTGCGTGGTGCTGGAAGAACTTTGATGATATTAGTGGCGTTAGCTTCTTGCCGTATGACGGTGGGACATACAAGCAAGCACCATACGAGGAGTGTTCTGAACAGGACTTCTTCATACTACATGAAAGGATGCCTGACAATATTGATTGGGATTCATTGTCTGAAGAGGATGACAATGTAGAGGGAGTACAAACACTGGCTTGTACAGCAGGAGTCTGCGAAATATGATGAGGAGATTCTTATGCTCGAAACAGTACTTAGCTTCTTGGCTTTGTTTAACTGCTATCCTAACGACGTAACAATAACCCCCAGCAACTCAACGTTCTATCTGGCTGGTGATATGGGTGTCGTGTATGTGAGACCTGACATGATGAAGGATCACGTCCTAGTACATGAACTGTATCACCACTGCCAGTGGCAAAAGGCAGGCAAGAAACCTGCACAGACATGGGACGAATGGAGACATCGGGAAGAAGAAGCAGCTAAGATAGAAGATATCTACCTGAACCTGAAGTAACTACTTCTTGCTGTTGAATAGTTCGAATAGGGTCTTTACTTTTTCTTCAAGCATTGTCAAGCGTGTGCTGATCTCTGCTTTCCAAGTAATACCTAGAAAGATGACAACTAGGAGACCTGATATGATCTCCCAGTAAGTGATGACGAATGTTTCCATTAGGGCATTATTTCTATTCGCGATGCCGGTACAACTTCTCTTTCTTCACCTAGTCTCTTGTCAAGGATAGAAGCATATTCATCTCCTTCGCCTTGACGTTTGTCTGAGGGAATCAAAGTGCTGTGACTAAAGTAAGGTAAATTCTTATACTTACCGCGCAACTCTGTCACTAACTTAACTAAAGCGTCCTCTGCTTTCTTAGTTAATTTAGGAGATGAACTACCTTCACCTGACCCAAGATAGGCAATACCAATCGTATTAGAGTTACTTAGAACTGGTAGGTTCATCATCGTAAACTCTTTGTTGATGTCTGGGTTAACTTTGTCCCACTTAAAATGATTCGTTCTTTTGTTAAGTGGAGCAGTCTGGTAGACGTTTCCGTTTGCGTCAATAGCAAAGTGATAGCCAAACTGACCGTCTCTAGCTTGGTCAAACGTACCGTAGTAGTTTAGTTTAGCTTGAGTTGAACCATTTAGATCATGGTGTAAGACAATCGATTGAAACGGTTTTGCTGCTGCCGATGCTTCAATACCGTAATCTTGTACGTTATGGTTACCCCAATACTGCTGAATATTTAGATCAGTAATGGTTGGTGTAAAGTTAGTTGCTGAGTTCTGGATTGCTTCGGCTATTTCATTGACAGGCTCGCCACTGCCTGCCTCACCGGAAAAGTCAGGATCGCTAGTATCAATATCGCCTTCATCTGCTTTCTCTTGAATTGTTGTTTTCTCTCCTTCTCCAACACCTTCCCATTCATAAACAGGTTCGTCTTCTTCGTCAATAGGAACTATCTCGTAAGTTGTATCTGTCGGGTCTTCTGGATCGTTAGCGTTAACAATCAGAGCTTCTCTTTGTAGTTCATCTAAACCAGGACGTAGAGACGGAAATAAAGCCATACCTGTCCCAGTTAGATCGTAGTCTACTGCTGGACCAGGTACTACAGGTCTTCTACCGCTAGGTGGAGCTACGTTAGGATTAATCTCTATACCGCCGAACAACTGGTCCATCTTGTCTTGAGAACGCTCATTCACATCTGTAGCGATGGTTGTAATGAGATCATCAATAACTTCATCTGCTGTAGGACGCATCCTAGGACCACCTGGCATCTCTAACGATGGTGACCTAACTGTCATGTCTGAAGTCACAGGAGGCATACCAGATGGCGGTGCTATTGGTTGATTTACTTGGACACCGCCAAACAAAGGAGGTTGGATTGTTTCACCACCACCTTGACCACCAATCATATCTGAAGATACTGGAGGAGCAGCAACAGGAGGAGCAGGTTGTCCTTGCATCATTCCTTGAGTCAATTCAGCAGGAGGAACAAAAGGTTGTTGCTGAGTTTGAGTTCTCTCAGGCATCCTAACTTCGTTGTATACATCTCCTGACGTATCTGCCGGTGGACGCAAAGGAACACGTTGTCTTAACTCTCTAGAAGCTACGATGTCTTCGTAAGTAGGTATCTGACGTTTAAACTGTTTGTCTAAAACAGGATCAGCTTCTCTAGCTTTTTGAAGCTCTCCTTTAACGCCTATACCTAACTTTCTTAAACTTTGTAATAAAGAATTAGCCATTAAAATTCCCCAGTTCCTTCAAAACCGCCTATTTCATTGTCCATTGTGGCAGAAGTCACAAATCCACCTCTTGAACCTCCTCTGTAAGGTCTTACTGGAGGAGCTAAATAACCTTTACCTTCACCTAACAATTTAATTATTTCTTTTGCTCTGAACTTTTCTGCTGCTGTAGCATACTTTTTACCTGCTAACGTTGAAGCACTTAAAGCAAGTAAAGTAGGGTCAGCAAATATGCCACCAATGTGTAATAAATTTAGAAGCCCGTTAGAACCTCCTGGAGCAGTTTTAGCTATCGCCACTGCAAATTTATCTAATGTGTCTCCTTTAACAAAAGATTGCATAACTTTTTTCTCTTCAGCCGTATACCACTTACTGTAATTATTATTTTTAAGTAAGTTGTTTATTGCTGCTCGATATCGAGTCACTTCACCTTTAAGACCTGCTTCACCTTCAGTTGCAATTTGTTCAAAAACATCATTTACAACTTTTGCTTTCATGTACTGAGAATGTGCTAGTCGAGCATTAGCTAAAACTTTTTGATCTACTCCTGACTTAGCGCCTTTTTGTAATGTCTGTTCAATTAGAGTATCAATTCCTGTCATTAAGTCTAATATTGCTGTGTCTCCAGAAGGATTCTTTTTAGTGACACTAGCGTTGTAAAGAGGAGATAAAGCCTTTTTAATGTTATCTAAATCAGAAATTGTAGACTCTTTATTTAACCATCTTTCTACTTCCTCAATTGCTTCTTTTGGATATCTTTTTCTGTTTTTGTCAATTCTATTAATGTAAATATCTAACAAAGCATCTTGATATTCACTAGGAGTAGCTTTTAGACCTATAGCGTCAACGTCTTGATACGCTGCTTTTCTGACTTCATCGTAACTTTCAATAGTATTGTCATTAATGCGTTTTTTCCAAGCTCTTTTTAAATTTCTGCTTCCAACAGAACCTAACAAAATATGCAATAAAGGTCCACCAATAACACCAAATTTAGCATCTTCAATAGCTCTATTTTCTCGTTTTCCTTCTTCAGCATCTAAATAACCATAAGTAGCTGCACCTGCTCCACCAGTAATCATTGTTGCTAAAGTTCTTTTTGCTGCTCTAAGTATTCTTCCACCTCCGGCAAAAAATTCTTGTGCTTTTCTAGGCAATCCTATTGCATTAGCTGGACCTAAAATTCCTCCTGTAATTTGACCAACAACGTCTTGAACAGGAAAATTTTCTGCACTGGTTTGATAAATTCTATAAAAATCTTTTTGATATTGTTTTTGAGTTTTAGAAAAATTATCAGTATTCCCACTAAGATAATCCCATCCAGCCATAAGATAACTTAATGCTTCATCTCCTCCACCCATTGTTGCGCCTCTCGCAGAACCAACAACAGCAGGAGCAAAAGGGACACCTCCAAATGCTTCAATTAAATCTTCTTCCATAGAAGAGCTTCTAAGCCAATTTGACTCTTCTCTTATCAAACCTGTTTTTTCACCTAAAGCAACCATGTCTTTAAATTCAGTAGGAGTAAGACCAAAGTAAGAAGCAAACTCTCCCATAGGCATCCGACCTGTATCAGGAGTGCGTGTGCCATACTCTTTTTCCCATAAAACATAAGCTAATTTTCCATTAGGAATATCAGCAACATCTGGGTTATCTCTTTTGTATAGAGATACTAAAGTCGGCTCTTTAACATCGCTTTCCATATTATTGACCTTCTATTTCTTTTAATCTTTTGCCTACGCTAGTTTCACTTGCTCTTCTTCGTCGTTCTCCTTCTACTCCA